GCTTCTCAATATATTCGGGACAACTACGAAACATTGATTTACAATCTCTGTTCCGGTAAAGGGAAAGGAAGATCAAATAAGGACCTCGGAGCAGCTAAGGAGAATACATGGTGTAATGTAACCATTTGTAACGGTGAGAACCCTATTTCGGAATTTGCAGATTCCGGTGGAGCAATCAACAGAATTGTTGAAATTGAGTGTTGCGAGGATATTTACGAGAATCCGGCAGAGATTAACAGCACTGTAATGAAAAATTATGGTTTTGCTGGAAGAGTATTTGTTGGAAATCTTAAAAAATTTACACCGGATGAGTTAAAAGAAATGAAGTCTGAGATTGAAAAGGGCTTTGATGGATATAATTTCCCGGCAAAGCAGGTAATGGCTATATCTACTCTTCTACTAGCGGATAAATTAGCTACAGATTTCATATTTAAGGATGGACGTGAGCTGACAGTCGAGGACGTCGTAGATATTCCTACACGCAAAAAAGATGTATCAGAAGGTCAGAGATGCTATGAATTCATTCTTGAAAGTCTTTCCGTGTACGGGCAACACTTTGATGCACAATTCAGCTGTGATCAATGGGGATTCAAGGAAACTCCAGATGAGTATGGAGACGTATATGTATACTTTTATCCGAAACCTCTTGAAAATCTCCTAAAGAACAACGGATTCTCCAGAAAGGCCTTTTCAGCATGGGCGATTAATCGAGAATTAATTAAGCATACAGGAAAAAGGGATACGGTAATAAAAAGAGATGGGGGAAGCGTAATGAGACTTGTTGCTGTAAAGATTATTGATATAAAAGATCTTGAAGACGAACAGGAAAATGAGCATGTTGAAGCTGATTTTATACCTGCTAATACTGGAACAAGTGTTCCGTTTTCGTGATTTGTAACCATGTAACCATGTAACCCGCGGAAAAGCATGTGTATAGGGAATAAAAAAATATATAAAAAAATCATATACACATTGCAATCTCCTATAGGAAAACATTGGTTACATTGGTTACACGGTTACACAACTCTGAAACCCGCATAAAATAAGGGTTTGCGGTGTAACCAAGGTGGTTGAAAAGTTGGTTACACATTGGTTACAAAAATAAAATGATTACACAAATTAAAAAATAAAATTAAATTGCATGAAAATTCAGATTGTTACAATTGGTTACTAAGGCATAAGGAGTGGTTACAAAAATGGAAAAAGAGAAGCTTAATAAAAAACAGCGGTACGCATTGGACACAATGTTGTCTGGCAGTAATGTTTTCCTTACAGGAGATGCAGGAACAGGCAAGACAACGGTTATTCAGACATTCATTGATGAGGCGGAAAAAGCTGGTAAAAGCGTTCTGGTATCTGCTACTACTGGAATAGCTGCGGACAATATCGGATATGGAGCGACTACCGTGCATCGTGCATTGAATATCTCAATCAAATTTGAGGATTACAAGAAAAAAGTGAAATCCAGAGCTGAACTGTTGAAGGAAGCGGATATTCTTATTATTGACGAGATCAGCATGTGCCGGTTCGACCTGTTTAATATGATTGCGAAGACGATCATTACAGAAAATGAAGAGAGAGCGGTTGATAGACTTTTGAGCGGAGAGGATAAAGAAGACGTTCAACTGATCGTAATTGGGGATTTCTACCAGCTTCCACCAGTCATTACAACAGATGACCGTAAAATTCTCTGCCGGATGTATGGATCTGATTATGGAAAGGGTGGAAAGTACGAACACGGATATGCTTTCATGTCTGAGTACTGGAAAGAAATGGGGTTTGAATATATTAAACTTGATGAAGTATGCAGGCAGAATGATGAGGGATTTAAGTATGTGCTGAATGATATTAAATATGGCAACAATATTAGAAAATCCATTGCATATCTGGAGAATAACGAATCAGACAAGGTTATACCAGAAGCACCGTTTCTGGTCGGAACAAATGCTGAAGCTGATCGGATTAATAATACTTTTCTCGGAAAACTGGATAAAAAGACCGAAAAAGTGTTTCATGCAGCAGTTGACGGAGAATTAACGTCTGCTGATATTAAGAACATTGCATTTGCCAGAGAGGACTTAATTCTTAACATCGGTGCAAAAGTGATGATTACAGTCAATGATCTGTCTGGAAACTACGTCAATGGAACGATTGGCATCATTCAGAAAATTGTGGATAACGGAGAATTTGAAGAATCCTATCTGGTTATCAAGACTGATAAGGGTAAAACAGTTAACTTGTACAGATACAGTAAAGACATTGAGAAACAGGTTATTGAGGAAACTGAACAGGAAAAAGATGGACAGAAGATCGTAAAAGAAAAGATAGTCCGTAAGAAAGCTGGTTCTTTCTCTCAGTTCCCGGTAAAACTTGCCTGGGCGATCAGTATTCATAAATCACAGGGACAGACATTTGAAAAAATCAACATTGATCCTTGCTGTTGGGATCCAGGACAGTTCTATGTAGCTGTTTCCCGGGCGAAATCCGCTAATGGCATACATTTTATCAGACCGATAAAACAGAGCTATATAAAGGCGTTTAGCAAGGATAATGAGCGACTTCTTGAACAGAGTTTTGAGGTAGAAGAAGGTGTATAAGTATGAGAGTGACGCATGAGCAGATACCGAACACCATAAAGTTTTTACAAATCGACTTTCCGGCACTGGTCCTTCAAACTGCCGGAATAGAAGAAAGGGACGAATACTGGCAGCAGGTAATTGAGCAGATACACGTTGTATCAGACAAATATAATAAAAACGGCTTTGTGGATCACATGCTTACAGCCTATGCGGATTATCTGGACAAGATGCATAAGAAAGCTAAAAATCTGAACAAGGAGAAAACCAATGAACAAAATGAAGGAGTATGAGCGAGGGAGAGAGGATGGCCTTGACCTGGCGCTCAGAATTGTTAGAGATGGTGGCGTAGAAGCGCTGGAGAGGGAAATAAAATTCCGGGGCATTACAGGAGTACATACCTCTTTAGCCAGTAAAAACCTGGATAAAGCTGCGCAGAAGATCAAAGAAATGACACTTGATACATTTACAATCTTTGAGATTCCGCATTAACGATTACGTGAGGTGTTATTGATGGGAAAATACAATACAGAGCGCAAACACAAAGAGGGACAGGAGATGTATAAAGCAGTATATCATTTTATCTTGAAATATTACCGTAAACACCACTACATGCCGTCTACAAGAAATATTGCAGATGGATTAGACATTTCAATGGCTACTGCCAGAAAACACTTTAATTTGCTCTTAGACAATGGATTGCTTGTTAGTGAAGATCCGACAGAACAGAGGGCGTATAGATTGAGTTATTCAAAGGTAGAGACCGATTAATCATGTACCAACTGCACAATAGCGTGTCAGTTGCTTACATGGGGAAAGTGAGGGTAGAAATGAAAAAAAATAATTACACTTCATTCTTCAAAACGAAACCAAAGAAAGTAGAGAGATACATTCGTTGTAGGAAATGTGGCGGAAACATGGAATGGAGTAGAGACTTTCCACCACAAATTAAATGTCCGAAGTGTGGATATACAGTATATCCAAAACCTTATGAGCCAGATTGTACCAAACTGCCAGAAACATGGAAGAAATATTTTGAATAATGCGAAAAAGATAAGGAGGGCACAAAATGAAATTCAAAAGTAACGCTAAGTACAAAGAAGAACCCAAAACTGGGAGTATTTTTACATTAAAATATAATTCTTTAGGAATCAGTATTCACAAATATGTTGGTTGCGGAGATTCACTGTTTCTCAATAGCAAGGCACTGAACATTGATAACTATGATCTTGGGACAGAGGATTTTGAGGAAGCCGTCAACAAAGCGAAAGAAGTTGTCATGCGTGAAGTTAAGAAAATCAGAGAAGATTCATACAGATTCTGTTCAGACAACAATATTGAATTTGACAGATATTAGGAGGACACAGAATGTTAATCAGAAGTCAGAATAAGATGTCTCTGGTAAAGTTTAAGAATATTGTTATAAACATCAATAATATCAGCGGCAAAGAAATCATTTGCTGGAGCCAGATGAATCCGGGAGAAGATGAGTATATTTCATTGGGTCATTATTCCACCAAAGCAAAAGCCATGAAAGTACTGGATATGATTCAGGAAGCCTATGTAAATGGACATATTGATTATCAGATACCAGAGGATAGTGAGGTAGTTGTATGATTACGTTTTTATTAGGATTCACCCTTGGAATCATAGTCGGAGTGGCCGGTCTTGTATGCATAGCGATCATGTACGACAAACACCACCCAGACGATTAGAAAGGAGCAATGGTATGCTGACAAGGAATAAAAAGCTGAAAGACTACGGTATTCCGGCAGAGGACATTGAAAAAATGAATACTATGCTGAAAGACTTTCCGGCAGAGTATGGATACCTGCTTTCCGGTGCCGCCTTGTCAGCTTGCCCGAAGAACACGGTGATAGCGGATATGGTTATTGAGAATATTCTGCACCGGAAAAGTTACAGGAAAATCAGCAAAGAAAGATATATCCCGATGAACCCGAAAGACTTTTATGGATACAGACGCAAGACCGTCGCTGTACTGTATGAGAGGATGCGGTTGTTGGGAGTGTGGGAGGATGAATAAATGAAAGAATATAGATGTCCAAAGTGTAACAGTAAAAACCTTTTTGTCAAGAAAGCCGGGAATAATACAGGATTGTATTGCGGGGATTGCGGTGCATGGATTAAATGGATCGGAAAAAATGAGCTGAGAGCATTTGAATATTTAACTGGACAGAAGCACGTAAACGATGTCAGTAGCAAACAAGACGATATTGCAAACATCATTTATAGCGCTCTCGATCATATGTATTGTGATAATTGCAGATTCAATAGTGAAATTAAAGAAAGCGATAGTGATGAATGGAACTGTGATGAATGCCACAGAAAATTTAATGGATGGGGAGTTTCCATGCAGGAAAGTAATAGAATTGCAAAAGAAATTTTAAAACAGTTAGGAGAATAGAATATGAGCAGACTAATTGATGCGGACGACTTAATTGAATATATTAAAATATGGGATATTGGTATGAGTATTGATTCTGACCAAAAAGAATTTATTAATTGTATTAATAGACAGCCGACAGTTTTTGATGTAGATGAAGTTGCAGAGCAGTTGGAAACAAGAAATGCAAGAGCTGCTGCATTACAGAAAGAAAATATATCAGAGTATTTCGAGGGTGAAGCTGATGCGTTTGAATTTGCAATCAAAATCGTGAAGGAGGGTGGAGTTGAATGAGTAACGTATCAGCCGAAACATTAGAAAAGTTAAGAGAAAACATGGTAGGAAGAAGATACAAGCACTTTAAAGGAAGAATCTACATCGTAAATGATATTGCTGTTCATACAGAATCGGATGAGATTATGGTGATTTACAAGTGTTTTGCAGACCCATTTGTGACATGGTGCAGACCGTTAAGCATGTTTACGAGTGACGTGGACAGAGAGAAATATCCAAATGTAAAGCAGAAGAAAAGATTCGAACCACTTTCTGAGCAGGAGGTGCAGAACGTATGAGAGAAATTCTTTTTAAGGCAAAGCGGAAAGATAACGGAAAATGGATCGAAGGATATTATCAGAAAAGATATGACCTTTTAGGCAACGAAGAACATTTAATCTTCCACGCTGATAGTTATAAAGTGTGGGAATATGCGGAAGTTGATCCAGAAACCCTCTGCCAGTTCACCGGACTGACTGATAAGAGCAATAAGAGAATCTGGGAAAATGACATCGTTAATCATAACGGAGAATATGCCCTGGTAAAATTTGGAATGTATTGTTCAAGCTTTGATTACGGAAGCTATAATTTAGGATTTTATGTTGATTTTCCAGAAGAGACATTTTACCGAAAAGAACTTGGGTATTGGCGCAGAAAGGTTGAAACTTCCGGAAACGTGTTTGACAACCCAGAATTATTACAGGAGGAACACTGATGCAAAGAGAATTTATTTGCGGTGACTGCATGAATTTTCTCCCGGACTTTCCAGATAATTACTTCGATGTGGCAGTTGTAGATCCACCGTATTTCAGCGGCCCAGAAAAGAGAGGATTCTACGGAAGAAAGATAAGTCCAATAGGAGTACAGAGAATATACAAAGTCTCTGAACAATGGAATATACCGAACCAGGAATATTTCGACCAGCTCTTTAGAGTTTCCAAAAATCAAATTGTGTGGGGCTGCAATTATTTTGAATACAGCTTCCCACCAGGAAGAATTGTATGGGATAAGTGCAATGGGAATTCAAGCTTTTCCGATTGTGAGATAGCTGCTTGCAGTTTCCATGACAGTGTAAGACTTTTTAGGTATATGTGGAATGGTATGCTACAGGGAAAGAGTATCGCGCACGGAGAAATAATGCAGGGCAACAAAAAACTGAATGAAAAGCGAATCCACCCAACTCAAAAGCCTGTAAATTTATATCGTTGGATATGTCATAAATATCTGCAGAAAGGAATGAAGATTCTTGATACCCATGTGGGGAGTGCAAGCTCACTGATTGCATATGAGGAATACGGCCTGGAATATGTTGGTTATGAAATCAATAAAGATTATTACGATTCAGCTCAAAAACGGTTGAACGAGTTCAGATCATAATTAACATTATTTGATTTAGGAATGGAGGTGCCGGAATGAGTAAATCAGTATTAGTGATGGAAACACCAGAGAATTGCTATGTTTGCCCGTTCGGAACTGCATACTGTAGCGCTCTTGAATATGAGGGTTTGTGTGAATTAGCTGACTGTTTAGATTGCGATGTAATTCTGATGACAGAAGAACATTATGATTGTGAAAGTAAATCAAGACCAGACTGGTGTCCGCTTATGGATTTGCCAGAAAAAGACAATGGAGATTATCCAGCTAATACGTCTGATGCTGGCTTTGCAGAAGGATGGAACCAGTGTATTGATGAGATTACAGGAGGAATGAGAGATGGCGAATGCAATGAAATGTGATCGATGCGGAAAGTTATATGAATCATACAACACTAAAAAAGATAATAAAAACATCAATGGATTTATTCCAGTGAATTTAGATGTTGATAGAAAGTATTATTCACATGGCGTAACGGACTTATGCCCTGACTGTATGAAAGAATTTCAGAATTGGATGGAAGAGGTGAAGTAGATGAGTAAGAAAGTGAAGTGCTGTGAGTGTGCTTCTTTTTTAGTTTGGGCTTTGCCTGAGCGAGTAGATAAATATAACTACGAATGCGCCAAAAGAGTTTTCAAATTGGCTTCTACTACAGGAGCATGTGGATACAGCATGAAAACCAAACAGATGGCACATGAGCAGTATTGCAAACGATTTGAAAAGAATAAATATTTAGAGCAGGAAAGTGAACCTTTTAAACAGGAAATTTTGAACCTTAAAAATGCGATTTCAGAGTATGAAAAAGAAAATTTTGTGGAAGTAGACGAATCGTGGAAAATTCTATTTATGAGAAGATTTCAAGAGGTGAAGTAGATGGAGAGATTTCTAATTGATGATGGTATTAAACAGTCAAAGATAGTTGCAAATCGTTATAAATGGAGTATCGAGAATGCAGATATGGGTTCAGAAGATGCAAATGAGTTACATGCAGATATATGCAATCAATATGTAAAGGAGTATGAACAGATCGCAGAGTGGCTTGAAGAATTAAAGTCTTACAAAGATATTGGCACTCCAAAAGAATTAAAGGAATTTTATGTGGTTTAAAGGAGGGAAGTATCTATGATTGATAGTTTAATAGCATTTACATTTGGAATAATATTCGGATCATTTGGCACTATTTACTTGATTGCACATTTTATCGGCAAGCGTAAATAGCAATAAAAAGGCGGTGATGATATGCGAACCAGGCAAAAGTCACTTGTTGATTTTGGCGTATATCCAGAAGATATTAACCGTTTAAAGGATATATGTCAAAAAGCTACACCAGAGCAGAGACATGATATTTTGCACTGCTGCATAAGCTCTTGCCCTCCAGGGATTGAACTTCTGGTGTATGAATCTATTGTAACAAACAAATCCTATGACCGTATCATGAAGACAAAATACATACCGGCAAAGCGAGATGATTTCTATGCATACAAGCGCAAGGCAATGGCTATGTTTTATGATACTTTAAGAAAACTAAGAGAAATATAATACTACAATTAATATTAAAATGTGGGGACAAATTTTTCTGCCATGTATGGTAATATAGTATATATCTATGACTATGTGCCATATATGGCAGTTTTTGTTTGGAGGTGAGAACGTGGGAATGCCAATGGGAAAACCGCCCATGTATAAAACGGTGGATGAAATTGAAAAAAAAATCGAAAAATATTTTGAGGATTGTAAAGGATATCCTTTGACTGATAGCAAAGGCAAACAAATGTTTAATAAATTCGGGTCTCCCGTTTTTGTAGACGTTCACCCTCCGACCGTTACAGGACTTGCTCTGGCCCTTGGATTTACAAGCAGACAGGCTCTTTTAAACTATCAAGCAAAACCAGAGTTTGTTGACACGATTACGCGCGCGAAAGCCAGAGTGGAACAGTACGCAGAGGAAAGACTATTTGATCGTGACGGTTCAAATGGCGCTCAGTTTAGTCTTAGAAACAACTTCAAGGGTTGGGACGCTGACAAGAAAAATGATGATTTCGGAGACGGAAAGATTACGATTGTGAACAATATTCCAAGACCGGAGAAACAGGATGGAAAGTAACGCTATCAAACTGAATGAGATTGTGGCACCAGCATTTTACAATGTGTTTTGGGATATTTTAGATGGTAAACACACTTACTATGATCTGTACGGCGGGCGTGGATCCACGAAGTCGTCTTTTGTGGGTGTAATGATTCCTTTCCTGATGATGCAGGACGCAGAGAATGATGTGTTCTCGAATGCTGTTATTTTCCGTAAAGTTGGAAACACACTTCGAGAATCCGTTTATGAACAGATAGCATGGGGAATTGACGCGCTCGGAGTCAATGAACTATGGGACACCAGTGTAAGCCCTATGCAGTACACTTATAAGCCTACTGGACAGAAAATCATATTCAGAGGACTGGACAAGGCAAAAAAGACTAAATCTATTAAAGCAAGCAAGGGATATTTCAAGTATCTCTGGTTCGAGGAGCTTGACGAATTTTCGGGAATTGAAGAAATTCGTACAGTGCAGCAGTCAGTCCTTCGAGGCGGCAGTAAGTTTGTTGTATTTAAGACATTCAATCCGCCAATTAGCCGGAGCAACTGGGCGAATGTGTATGTAGAAGAGCCACGAGACGACAGCTACAGACATAAGAGTGATTACAGATCAGTTCCTGTTGAATGGCTTGGTCAACAATTCCTTGATGATGCGGAGCATCTTAAAAAGACAAATCCAAGAGCCTATCAGCATGAATATCTTGGATTGCCTGTCGGACTCGGTACAAATATCTTTGAGTTGTTGGAAATCCGAACGATTCCAGACGAAGAAATTCAAAAATATCAAAGTGTCTATCAGGGGCAAGACTGGGGATGGTACCCGGATCCCAAAGCGTTTATTCGTGTGGCTTATGTGCCTAATCAGGACAAAGTTATCCTGCTGGATGAGCTTGGCGGATGTAAAATTCGAAATACAGCAATGGCTAACCAGATAAAGAAAAAAGGATATGATGATTATTCAATATCTTGCGGAGTTGATGAAGAAGAAAGTATTATTGACTTCCGAGATGCAGGGCTTCCAGCACGTAGGGCTATTGTCACACCGGGAAGCCGCAAATATACTTTTGAGTGGTTACAGTGCCGAACATTAGTCATTGATCCGGCACGAACGCCTAGAGCATACAAGGAAATTATTAATTATGAACATGAAGTAGATAGCAATGGAGAAGTTATCGCAGATTATCCAGATGGTAACGATCACTGGATAGATTCTCTTAGGTATGCGACAAGTCCATTGTCGATGAGAAGGGGGAACAGTGCATAATGTGTAAATTTTGCGATGAATTAGCTTCTTGGAAAGAATGCCATGATAATCCAGAATACAAGAAGAATAAATATATATACGGCTGTATGTTGTACATATACATGAAAGACCGAAAAGGGAGCATTACTTCCAGACCGTTTGACCTTAATTATTGTCCGATGTGTGGAAAAAAGATAGCGACAGGTGACTAAAATGTTAGATAGGTACTTTTCAGATAAAATAAATAAATTCTTAAGCATCGGTTTAAAAATATATGGATCATCTGACATTAACGAAATCTTAAAAGTTGTAGAATATGAAGACATTATTGTGCGAGATACTTCTGTAAGATGGATGGATTTTAAAAGGTAGATTAAATGGGACTTATAACAACACTAAAAAGGTGGTTTAACATGATATTCAAAAAACAAGCCGAAGAGGATTTTAATATCCAAGCGGCAGAATTCCCAGAGATGGAATCGTTGATTAATAAATGTGCGAACATATATCGAGGCGTTCCATACTGGCTAGATGATAAGAATAACATCAAGACGATTAATTTTGCTAAATCTGTGTGTTCTGAGACTGCCAGACTTGCAACACTGGCGATTGGCATTCAGATAGATGGTTCTGCAAGGGCAACATGGTTACAGGAACAGATTGACAAGGTATACTTCCAGATTCGGCACTGGGTAGAATACGGCTGCGCTTACGGAACGGTGTTCATTAAGCCAAACGGCGAGAGCCTTGACGTATTTACTCCGGCAGATGTGATGATAGTGGACTACGACAATCAGGAGATTAAGGGAATCATATTTAAAGATTCTTACACTGTTGGACGGAAATACTATACAAGGCTTGAATATCATAGATTTGTTGAAACCACCGTGGACGGAGTGACAACTTATCCGTACTATGTTTCTAACAGAGCCTATGTATCAAAATCCCCTCAGTCAATCGGTGATAAGATTGACCTTAAACAGACCAAATGGGCTGACCTAATGGCAGATACGCCGCCGATACTCAAGGCAAACGGCGAGAAGTTGGACGGACCTCTATACGGAGTGCTGCGGACACCACAGGCGAACAATGTGGACATTAGTACACCACTTGGATTACCGATATTCGCAGAAGCTATTGAAGAGCTGAAAGACCTCGACATTGCATACAGCAGAAACGCCGGAGAAATTTTTGATTCTCAGAAGATAGTTCTGGCAGATGATAGACTGCTGATGCCAAGCGGTACGCCTGTATCAGCCATGTCACCACAGGGCATGGAGAACAGACGGAATGAAATGAACTTACCACACTTTGTCAAGAACGTATTCGGACAGGACGAGAAAGAGTTCTATCAAGAAATCAATCCGGTTCTCAACACAGATACCCGTATAAGTGGCATAAACGCCATTTTAAGCCAGTTAGGGTACAAGATTGGATTCTCCAACGGATACTTTGTTTTCAACGAATCTAGCGGCATTCAGACAGCTACAGGAGTGGAAGCGGAACAGCAGAGGACAGTGCAATTCGTCAAGGATGTAAGGGATAAGTTAGAGTCTTGCCTAGATGAAGTTATTTACGCGCTGAACGTTTACGCTGACCTGTACGGACTTGCACCTGTCGGAGCTTATGAAGTCAATTATGATTTCGGAGACATCCTCTATGTTAGAGAAAACGACCGTGCAAGGTGGTGGCAGTATGTAACTACTGGCAAGGTTCCGGCATGGTTGTATTTTGTAAAGTTTGAAGGAATGACTGAGGAAGAAGCGAAAGCAATGGTCAAAGAAGCCGAGCCAAAGGAACCAACACTATTCGGAGAGGAGTAAAAAGATGGCAGACAAGCCGGTAACAAGGGAAAAAAATACCTCGCATATCTGACAGGCGAAATTCCAAAGCCAATTACAAGAGAGTTTTAGTGAATTAAGTAAAAAAAGCGGAGAGGATTAAAACTCCTCTCCACTTTGCAATAACATTATTAACAGCCAGAATCTTCTCGCTTGGATACAGCAAATGTCCTTACTGTATTTACGCCAGGGACATTGCCATCATCAATGCACTTAGCCATGTGAAGCATAGATATAATTTGTGATGAAGACGGATGTTCTTTACCACAGTTTGGGCAAATTACCTTTTCCGTGTTAATTTGCTCGTTTACGTAATAGTTGCAATTACAAGTGCAATAAATTTTCAGTTTTAAAAACATTTTGCGACACCTCCTTAATAGGTTGATTGTAGCATATTTTTAAAACATGTACCACAACATTTATCGAAAGAGGTGATATATTATACTTAGTCCTGAATATTTACGACAAATTACAGAGGGCAGTGAACAAATTGCTGAAGAATTGCACCAGTATATCATCTCTGAGATCGTATCACGGATGATGGCAAGAATCGGCAGGGGCGAGGACTATATTCTGACCAATGCTGATGCGTGGAGAATCAGAACGTTACAGGAATCCGGTGAACTGTTAGAAGACATTCTGGCAGAACTATCCAGATACACCAAACGTGAGCAACAAGAGCTTCTTGAAGCGTTTGAAGATGCCGGAATCACTGCAATGGAGTATGATGATAAGGTATATAAGGCGGCAGGATTAAGTCCTGTGCCGCTTGAACAGTCACCAACAATGATAAGACTCATGGAACGAAATATGCTTGCGACCATGGGTGAGTGGAAGAACTTCACACGGACAACCGCAAGTGCCGCTCAGAGGCTATATATCGAACAATGCGACCTTGCATATAACCATGTGATGACTGGTGCAGTTGGGTATACGCAAGCCATTAAAGAGGCAGTTAACAACGTTGTGAGTGATGGTGTTACCGTCACATATCCATCTGGTAGAAAAGACACGATTGAAACAGCGGTTGCACGTTCTGTCAGAACTGGTGTGGCACAGGCTACGGGGGATATATCCCTGAAGCGCATGGAAGAAATGGACTGGGATTTAGTTCTGGTTAGTGCTCACATTGGAGCCAGAACGGGTGACGGCGGTCAGAATCCGGGAAACCACTCATGGTGGCAAGGAAAGATATACTCTCGTTCTGGCAAGAGTAAGAAATTTCCGCCATTCTCATTGACCGGATACGGGACAGCAAGCGGACTGTCAGGGGTCAACTGTCGGCATAGCTTCGGAGCCAGTGATGGAGAATTTAATCCCTATGCGGAATTATCAGCACAGGACAAAGCCGACAAAGGCAAACAGTACGAAAAAGAACAGCGGCAACGTACTTATGAGCGAAGAATCCGCAAAACGAAGAGAGAGGTTCTTGGGCTGCAGGCAGGAGTCGACAATGCACCGAATGAAAAGGCAAAATTCGCATTACAGCAAGACCTTGACCGGAAGTCTTATCTTTTACAGAAACAAAATGCTGCATATAAAGATTATTGCAAACGGAATGGCCTGAGGGAACTACAAGACCGACTTATGATCGCTAAGTGGAACCGCCAGAACGCCGCTAAAGCCAGAGGAGCGGCAAGACGATATAAGACAGCAAAGGGGATTGACTGATGGATAGATGGGAATATTTCAATCCGAATCCTGTTAAGGATAAGAGAACAGGAGATTGCGTTGTCCGGGCAATATGCAAAGCAACCGGGTTCGACTGGGAAACGGTATTCACCGGATTAATGATACAGGCGTGCACTCTGTCAGATATGCCAAGTGCAAATTATGTCTGGGGAGCGTACCTCTATAAGCGTGGATACAGACGCAAACTGATTGAACAATCAGAACGATATATCTATACAGTCAACGACTTTTGTGCAGATCATCCGACCGGCACGTACATTCTCTGCATAGATGGCCATGTTGTGACGGCACAAGACGGCAAATATTTCGATACATGGGATAGCGGTAATGAAATCCCGGTATATTACTGGGAAAAGGAGAATAAATGAGCATATCAGAATTTATACAGATTTTCCTCTCTATCTGCGGAGGAGTGTCCATTGTCGGAGGGGCGGCAGCCGTAATCTTTAAGTGGATTACACCAGCATTCCGACTTAATAAGCGAGTAGAAACACTGGAAGAACACGACAAGCGTGACTTTGAGAGTCTTCAGAGGATTGCAGAGCGAGATTCATTAATTCTGGAAGTGTTATCAACCATGCTGGACAGCCAGATTAGTGGGAATAATGTAGAAGAATTAAAAAAAACAAAACAGAAGCTTACAAATTATCTTGCACAGAATCAGCGTTAATTGCATTAATAAGGGGTATGCTCATGAAATTATATGTGTTCACTAAGAAAGATATAGACAGATTCTTGATAGAGTGTAATTTTACACCGGACGAAGAAAGACTGTTCCGGATGAGATGTCAGGAACGCACTCTCGAATACTGTGCTGAGCAGATGAATGTGAGCATATCAACAGCAAAGCGGTTAAGCCGGAGGGTAAATAATAAAATAATCAAAGTATGCTGATACTTTTCATATACTTATATGGGTCTTAGACGAACTGTCTAAGGCTCTTTTTTTATTTTAGAATATAATCAGAAAGGCGGTGTATAAGATGGCATTATATAACAATCCTTATCAATATAGTTTTGGCGTTCCTGGGCAGATGAACCAGTTCCAGCAACAGCCTGTCCAGATGCCAACCCAACCAGTACAGCAACCACAGCAGAATAATAGCGGTATCCTGTGGGTATCCGGCGAAGTCGGCGCAAAATCCTATCTGGTAGCACCTGGGACAAGCGTTTTACTGATGGATTCAGAGAGTGAAAAGTTCTACATAAAATCTACAGACGTTTCTGGTATGCCACAACCATTACGGACGTTTGAGTATCATGAAATAGGCACTCAGATGCCACCTAAGCAGCCTGTTCAGAACATGGACAGTAAGTACGTCACCAGACAAGAATACGATGATTTAAAAGCCAAATGCGACGCTATAGCAAGTCGATTAAATTCATTTTCTGAACCTGTTAGAACTAATACTGTACAGGAGCCAGCAATCGAGGGAGGAAATGCAGATGAGTAATCCATTATTTAACGCACTTGGCGGTGGGATGACACAGGGAAATGGGCCAATGCAGATGATGCAGCAGTTTATGCAGTTTAAACAGAATTACAAAGGAAACCCAAAAGAAGAAGTCCAGAAAATGTTGCAGTCTGGAAAGATTTCTCAACAGCAGCTTAACCAAGTTCAGCAGATGGCAGGGCAGTTTCAGAATCTGCTGAAAGGAATGAAATAGTACATTACAATCTGGCCAGATTGATGTAAATACACAATAAAGGAGATTATAACTATGGATGGAAATTATAGCTTAGCAGACATTGCCGCTGCTACTGGAAATGGCAGAAATAATGACGGCATGTTTGGTGGAGATGGTGCATGGTGGCTTATCGTGCTTTTCTTGTTCGTATTCTGCGGATGGGGAAACAACGGATGGGGCAATAACGGCAATGGCGGCGGATATGCAGCCACAGCAGCTACTCAAGCAGACATTCAGAGAGGATTTGATAACTCCGCAGTAATCAGCAAACTTGACGGAATCAATAGCGGCCTGTGTGATGGCTTTTATGCCATGAATAACGGTATGCTTACCGGATTCAATGGAATCAACACAAACATCATGCAGACCGGCTTTGGAATCCAGCAGGCAATCAATGCCGATACTGTAGCCAATATGCAGAATACAAACGCATTGCAGGCGCAGCTTGCAAACTGCTGTTGTGAAACCAGGGAAGCTATCCAGGGCGTGAACTACAACATGGCGCAGAACACCTGTGCATTGCAGAACACCATGAACAGCAACACAAGAGATATCATTGACAATCAGAATGCTGGAACCAGAGCGGTTCTTGATTACCTGTGTGCAAAAGAAAACGCAGATTTAAGAGATAAAGTTCAGAAACTTGAGCTTGCTGCTTCTCAGTCTGCGCAGAATGCTTACATTGCGGCAAATCAGGAAGCGCAGACGGCAGAACTGATTCGCAGAATAAGTCCTATGCCTGTGCCATCCTACGTAGTCCCAGCGCCATATCCATATTCTGGATGCGGATGCAACACCGGATGTAATTGCTGATAACTTCATATCGAGAGTATCTTTCGATTGATTCGGATGTCGGCTTATGCCGTTTTACACAGAGGGGCAGGCTGAGACCTGTCCTTTTGTGATATGAAAGGGGTAAAAATTATGGCAGAATTTACAAATGTAGCTGCTCAGACTGTAGCAGCAAATGGAAACGTAGTATTTTCAAACACAGCAGTCAAAGGTTCTAACTGTATTCAGCACAGAGAGGGAAGTGGAATTATAACTCTAAGAGGACTGACTAATCAGTGCAAAGCGAGATTCTTTGTGGATTTTTCTGGTAATATCGCAATTCCAACAGGCGGTACTGTTGAAGCTATTTCTCTGGCTATTGCAATCTCTGGCGAACCGGTTCTTTCTTCTCAGATGATTTCCACACCGGCAGCAGTAGACCAGTATAACAATGTGTCCTCTGGCATCTATATTGATGTACCTCGCGGATGTTGCGTTAATATCGCAGTAGAGAATACAAGCGATCAGGCAATTTCTGTTGCGAACGCAAATATTGTCGTGACCAGAGAAGCATAGGAGGTGTGATTATGAGAGACATTAAAGACTTATGTGCAAGAATTGAAGACGAACTGTCCAAAATCGCTGACAGTGGGTTGACTACTGGAAATCTGGAAATGACATACAAGCTGATTGATATGTACAAAGATATAAAGAACACACAGTACTGGGACAAGAAAGTGGAGTATTACAACACTGTCCTTGATGAGATGCGTAGCGGATACAATGACGATTACAGCGAGCGTGGAAGAAAACATGACAGCATGGGGAGATACAGCTCAAGTGACGGCAGAATGATGCCAGATTACGACCGGGGCAATTCTTATGCCAGACGTGGTGAACATTATGTCAGAGAGCATTACAGCCGCTCTGATGGGCGAGACACTTACGATGACTACATGACACAGAAGCAGAGCTATCGCTCCGGGAAGTCTGAAGACTGCAAAAGAAAAATGCTTGCTGCACTGGAAGAACACATGGATGAGCTTACCACGGAATTGAGCGATATGTCCAAGGACGCAGAATGCCGGGAAGAACGTGATCTTGTTAAGAGATACGTTGAGAAATTAAGAAATATGCTTTGATTTGACAAAATGTGGGGACAACTTTTTTAAAAGAATGTGATACTATAATCTTGCAAGGCGTGGTGAACCTTGTAGGGCTTGCTGATTAGAAGTTTTTGCTTTCTTTTTCGTTTCATGTCCTCCTTTCTTTGCGAATATGCCCTTAAGAGAAACAGATGAAGCAGATTTGAGCGGAATCTGGAGGTTGAAAAGCGGGTGCAATTTCCGGCATATTCATTAGCCAATTTGACTGACTGGTAACACCTCCTTGTAAATGAAACAACATCTCCGTGAAAGTCGGATAGTGGCAGGCATAACACGATAAATACCTTGCTAACCCGGGAATCCGGGTTATGGGAAAGCGGCAACGATTGGCGGTGTTGCGGCGGTCTGTAAAACCGTTCCCTCGTGGTAAACATTATAGGTTCAATTCCTATCTTTCCCATTACCTTGCCAGTGGTCTAACTGGCTTAATCCATTTACCTGCGGCGGCAGGTCAATAAACACGACCAGGAGGATATATGCAGAAACTTATTGACACATTAAAATCATTTGGAATTGAAATCCCAGAGGATAAACAGGCAGATGTGAAAAAGGCACTTTCTGAGAATTACAAGAATGCAAAAGAAGTTGCAAAAACTCTATCAAAAGTTGAGGGAGAACGAGACGACTGGAAAGAACGCGCAGAGACAGCAGAAAAGACCCTGAAAGGTTTTGATGGTATCGACCCGGCGAACATTCAGACAGAGCTTGCTGGATGGAAGAAGAAAGCTGAGGACGCAGAGAAAGAATTCAATGCAAAAATCTACGACCGTGATTTCTCAGACGCTCTGAAAGCGGCACTCGACGATGTTAAGTTTTCCAGCGAAGCAGCTAAGAAGTCAGTCATGGCAGACATTAAAGAAGCCGGATTGAAACTGAAAAACGGTAAAATCCTTGGGCTGAATGATCTGATTGAGCAGATGAAACAGTCTGACGCATCCGCTTTCGTGGATGAATCTCAGCAGCAGGCTCAGCAGAATCAGGCAAGGTTTACTACTCATGTTGGACAGCAACAGACACCGGGAAGCATGACAAAGAAAGATATCGAAGCAATTAAAGACCCGTCTGAGAGGCAGGCGGCGATCGCCCAGAACATCCAGTTATTCCAGTGATTTTTACACCGACTATACGCTAGAGTATAGCCGCTAACCCAATACCTTAATAATTATGGGTAGAAAGGATTTTTTATATGGCAGCAAAAGCTAATCTTATTATGACAAATGATATTCAGGTAAGGGCGCGTGAGATTGACTTCGTCACCAGATTCGAAAAAAACTGGGAACACTTGCGCGAGATTCTTGGCATCATGCGTCCAATCAAAAAGACACCCGGAGCGGTTCTTAAATCAAAATATGCAGAAGGCACATTACAGGATGGAAATGTTAAAGAGGGCGAGGAAATCCCTTACAGCAAATTCACTGTAAAAGAAAAGCCTTATGCAGAAATGAGTATTGAGAAATACGCAAAGGCTGTATCTATCGAAGCAATCAAGGATCACGGTTATGAGAACGCTGTTCAGATGACTGATGATGAATTCCTTTTCCAGCTTCAGACCAATGTTACTGAAAGATTTTATAACTATCTGAAAACAGGTACTCTCTCATTCACGGAAACTACTTTCCAGATGGCTCTGGCAATGGCCAAGGGCCGTGTAGAAAACAAATTTAAGCAGATGCACAGAAATGTGACTGGTGTTGTTGGATTCGTGAACATCCTGGATGTGTATGAGTATATCGGCGCAGCTGATATCACTATTCAGAACCAGTTCGGCTTCCAGTATGTGAAAGACTTCCTGGGATTCAACACAATCTTCTTGTTATCTGACAGTGAAATTCCGAGAGGAACAGTAATCGCTACACCTGTTGAAAATATCGTTCTGTACTATGTTGACCCGAACGAATCTGATTTTGCAAGAGCGGGTCTTGTATATACTGTATCCGGTGAAACAAATCTGATCGGATTCCATACACAGGGCAATTACCACACAGCAGTATCCGAAGCATTCGCAATCATGGGACTTACCCTCTTTGCAGAGTACATTGATGCTATTGCCGTAGGAACTATCAACACAACTCAGACGCTTGGAACTCTGACTGTAAATTCTGCGGCAGGAAGTAAGAGTGGAGACACAAAAGTGACTGTCACTCCGACAAAAGCAAGCGCAGGAAATGTGTACAAGTACAAAGTCGCATCTTCTGAGACTACCGTAGAATATGGACAGAACGTGAAGAACTGGAGCGCATGGGATGGAGAATCCGACATTACAGCAACAACAGAACAGGTAATCACAGTGGTTGAGTGCGACAGTACCTATAAAGCACTGAGCGCCGGACATGCGACTGTAACAGCAAAATGATGATCGTGGGAGGTAACTGGCATGGCTTATGCAGATTATGAATTTTACACAACTTCATACTTCGGCTCAGTCGTGCCAGAAGCCGACTTTCCCCGACTGGCAGAAAAAGCCAGTGATTTTGTGGATTTAATGACATCCGACAGGTTGGTGGACGGACTACCAACAAACGAACGCTCACAGAAGCGTATCAAAAAGGCAGTCTGTTCATTGGCTGAATTAATGTATCAGATTGAGCTTGCCGAAAAGAATGCAATTAATCAGGCATCGGCAAATGTAACCGACATAAATGTCGGGAACATCTCGACAGGCATTGTAACATCTGTATCATCTGGCAGTGAATCCATCTCTTACGCAACCCCGCAGCAGATTGGGGCGAGTGCGAAGGAATGGAGTGCGGTATATGCCGCCGCCGGAGATGTGCAGAAAATGAACGACTTGCTTCTTAAGACAGCTTTGCCACTTCTGATGGGAGTAAGGACGGATGATGGAATACCAGTATTGTATGCAGGAGTGTGATAGAAATGATGGAATTAAAACAGACCGTTGAAATGATGAATAGTGCAGATTACAAGGAACGCTTTAAGGCAGAGTATATGCAGGTGGTTATTCGATATAAGAAACTTGCGAACATGCTTGAAAAATGGGATAAAGGAGAACTCCCATTTACTCCTACTTGTCCGAGAAGCACTTACAATATGCAGGTAAGAGCAATGACGGATTATATTGCTGTTCTGGAAGCAAGGGCAGTTATGGAAAAAGTTGATTTGGAGGTATCAGAGTAATGGAAGCATTATTTACAAATGTAACTCTGATTCTAGCAGTAATCAGTGTTTTGGCATTTTGCGTGTCTGTGATTACACAGGTGATTAAAAACGTTGGATTCTTGTCTAAGATTCCGACAGATGCACTGGTACTTGTACTGTCCATTGGAATTACTGTAGCCGCTTTTGTAGCATATATGCAGTATATCCACATGACAATCTTGTGGTATATGATTTTAGCAGCTATCATGGCTGGGTTTATTGTGGCGTTTATTTCCATGTTCGGATGGGAGAAAATTACGGAATTGTGGAAACGAACGTCCAAGGTTGATGTGGATAAGCTAAAAAATAAATGATTAAGGAGAGGGTATCATGTATAGCAAAACAGTAACAGTTTTCAACTATTACGAAAGCAAAACAACTGGAGATGCGTACTGGTATCCTCATGTTTTATCCGGCGTCGACCTCATTACGGACAAAGGAGCAATCCTTAAGAAGTACGGACCAGACGCAACAGACAACGCACAGTTACACGTACGCTATACCGCCCAGAATGGCGATATAACCATTACTGATAAAGACAGCAAGATTCTTCCATGGATGCCACCTAAAGAGTGGAAACAGCAGATTAACAACGCTCTGGAGGACACTATTACATTCTCGGATGAATCATTCTTCTGGGAGGGTGAGTGGATTGGCGGAACGGTAACCGATAGCGATTATCGGAATGGATTCTATCAGTACATGAATGAGAACAGAGATAACGTGTTTAAGATTACCAGTGTTGGCGGTCCGTATACGCTGATTCCACATTTTGAGATTCTGGGTAAGTAATATGAGTAAGATTCATCATTTCAAAGGATTCTCCATAGTCGATGGAGATATGAAAATCAAGCTGAATATGGACAGGTTTTCCAGACAGTATCAAGAAGCCCAGTATCTCCTTGACGGAATGGTTATGGACAGCATGGTTCCATTTATGCCAATGATTACCGGAAATTTTATCAATCGGACAAGAGTTGAGAGTGCATCCTTGCAAGGAACTGGGAAAGTATGTGCGGCGGCGGCTCCTTATGGACGTTTTCTGTACGAGGGGAAAGGAATGGTTGATGAAGCAACTGGAAGTCCCTACGCAAGACGTGGAGCAAAGAAAGTTCTTGTCAGTCAGTTTTCTGGTCAGACAGCCGCAAAGGAAAATCTTGAATACACCAAACAGGCTCATCCACGAGCACAGGCAAAGTGGTTCGATGCTGCTAAGCGACAATACGGTGACACATGGCTTCGCAAGGTAAAAGCACAGGCAGGAGGTGGCAGACATGGCGGATAAACCTATCGGAAAAGATGCAACCGGATATGAGATTTTGACAGATGCCATGAAAGCACTTCTGAATCAGTATCCAGGGCTATACGAAAATGAAACAATCAAATTTGAAGAACTCGGCAAAGATTCCGGAATCGCTTTCTCGGCAGACAACGGAGCTTTAATCTATTCGGAAAAGGAAGATGTATGCGGAGTGATGCATCAGGTATGCCAGTACCCATTTTATGTGGTTTACCGCACGGCATCAGACAAAGAACGGCAGAAGTTATCTGTTCAGAAGTTCCTGGACAATCTCGGTAAATGGATATGCCGGGAACCAGTTATCATAAACGGCTCTGAGACGCGCTTAAATGCTTTTCCAGAGCTTTCACAGGGGCGAGTGATAAAACGTATAACCCATGATAATTCCTATGGTTTAGAGCCACAGGAGAGTGGCGTACAGGACTGGTTATTGCCATTGTCAGTACGCTATGAAAATACTTATGAAGTAATATAACAAGTAACAACCGGCTATCAATTGGAGATAGTCGCTAACCTACACAGCCTTTTAAAAGTTATAGGCAGAAAGGACATTTCTATGGCAGTTACAGGAAAAATTGACCGTAAATATATGGCTCATTATATTGATGCAGGTTCCCTCTGCGGAGGGCTGACACCAAAATATGAGCGTCTTGGAAAGGACCTGGAAGAGTACAATGTCGAACTCAATCCAGATACCGAAACATCTAAAAACATTCTTGGAGAATCCACATTCAAGCATAACGGCTACGAAGTTTCTTCTGACGCTGATCCGTTTTATGCAGATACCACATCAGACCTGTTCACAGCGTTGCAGAAGATTGTAGATGGACGTCTCAAAGATGACAACCTCAAAACAAAAGTAGTTGAGGTTCATCTGTGGACAGAAGCTACAGCAGGAAAGTATGAAGCATACCAGCAGGATTGTTATGTTGTGCCGACCTCCTATGGCGGTGATACATCCGGTTATCAGATTCCGTTTACTGTCAACTATGTTGGCGAACGTGTAAAAGGAAAATTTGATATCAGTTCCGGTACATTCACAGCCGACAGCGAATAAGCACATATACAAGGAGGACATGCTAAATGGCAAAAGTAATTAATACAAAAATTGATGATGGAATTCTCGTTTTTACATTCACAAATAACAAAGGTGAAGTTTTTTCTTCTTTCAAACTGAACCCGACAGATATCAATGTGGCAGCACGTGCAGAAGAACTGGAGGAGTGCTTTGAACAGTTCAAGGCTTCCGTCCAGAAAGTCACATCTGGTAAAGAAATGGCGGAACTGAATAAACAGATTGAGGATAAAATCAATTATCTCCTTGGATATGAAGCATCCAAGGACCTGTTTAAAGAACCAATTACCGCAACAACTGTATTCGGTAATGGCCAGGTATTTGCTTATATCGTTCTGGACAAGATCGCAGAAGCAATCGCACCGGAAATTGAAAAGAGAAAAAAGAAAATGCAGGCAGCAGTTAACAAGTATACGGAGAAATATGAAAAATGACCGCCTATGAGCTTCCCACCTCACTGAACATAAGTGGGGTGGATTTTTCTATCAGAACGGATTTTCGAGCAATCATTGATATTCTCATTGCGTGGAATGATCCAGAGTTAGACGAACAGGCGAAGTCAATTGTTATGATACAGATTCTGTTCGAGGATTGGCAGAGCATACCGCCGGAACATTTATCTGAAGCCTGTCAGAAAGCGTGTGAATTTATTGACTGTGGACAGACTGATGACAACCCGAACAAACCAAAGCCCCGTTTGATGGACTGGGAACAGGACGGAGATATGATTGTACCGGCTGTAAATAAAGTTGCCGGAAAAGAAATCAGAGCCATTCCGTATATGCACTGGTGGACATTTTTTGGATATTTCATGGAATCCGGTGAGTGCCTGTTCAACACAGTTGTTGGAATCCGCTCTAAAAAGGCGAAGGGCGAACGTCTGGATAAATGGGAAAAGAAATTCTATCAGGAAAACAAAAATATTATTGATATAAAGACACGTCTCAGCGACGATGAGCAAGCTTATAAAGATAAGCTGAATGAGATGTTGAACCTCAAATAGTTAGGAGGCGAACACATGGCTGCTGATGGCTCAATTATTATTGATACTAAGCTTGATACATCTGGAATTGATAATGGAGTATCAAGGATTAAACAGTCATTTAACAGCCTTGGTAGTGCTGTAAAAAAAATCGGTCTGTTAATTGGTGGGGCTTTTGCTGTTGGTAAGTTGGTGCAGTTTGGAAAAGAGTGTATTGAGCTAGGCTCCGACCTCGCAGAAGTTCAGAATGTGGTCGATGTTACATTCACCACCATGTCGGATAAGGTCAATGAATTTGCAAAGAATGCAATGGTCTCAGCCGGACTGTCAGAGACAATGGCAAAAAGGTATGTTGGTACGTTCGGAGCAATGTCTAAGTCATTCGGATTCTCAGAATCACAGGCTTACGACATGTCAACGGCTCTGACACAGCTGACTGGTGACGTAGCATCATTTTACAACATCAGTCAGGACTTAGCCTATATCAAACTGAAATCCGTATTTACTGGTGAAACGGAAACGCTCAAGGACCTCGGCGTGGTAATGACCCAGACGGCACTTGATCAGTACGCACTGGCAAATGGCTACGGCAAAACTACATCTGCTATGACCGAGCAGGAGAAAGTAGCTCTCCGTCTGGCTTTTGTGCAGAAACAATTATCGGCTGCATCTGGTGATTTCATCCGAACATCTGACTCATGGGCGAATCAGGTGAGAGTTATGCAGTTACAGCTACAGTCCCTCAAGGCAACAGTCGGACAAGGTTTGATTAATATTTTTACACCTGTTCTGAAAGTAATCAATATTCTTCTCGGCAAACTGGCGACTCTGGCAAACGCATTTAAGTCATTCACGGAGCTTATTACTGGCAAGAAATCATCAGGTCAGACAGGTGGAAGCGGCGCAGGGCTTGCCGGAACAGATACAGTTGCAGATACGGCAGATCAGTATGGACAGGCAGCCGATAATGCAGAGAAACTGGCAGATGCCACAAACGATAATGCTAAGGCAACGAAAAAGGCAAATAAAGAAACAAAAAATTATCTTTCTTCATTGGACGAAATACACAAAGCTACCTCTACAGATAGTAGCTCTTCCATACCATCTTCATCTGGCGGGAGTGGTGGAGCGTCTGGAGGATTATCTGGTGCAGTAAGCAATGTGGATTACGGAAAACTTGCAGAAGGCGAAACGACTATTAAAAAAATGTCCAAGCCGCTTGATTCCATAATAAAGAAGTTTAAAAAATTAGCCAAATTGCTATCAAAAGGATTCTGGGATGGACTAGGCGATTACAAACCGATTTTTGATGATATTAAGGAAAATATTAACTCTATCGGGAAATCCTTGCAGAATATATTTACTGATCCAGAAGTAATTGGAGCGGCAAGTGATTTTTTAGATACATTTGCCTATTCCATTGGAAGAGTATCTGGATCTTTTTCGAGGATTGGAATAACAATTGCTCAAAATCTTATTGGAGGAATAGAAAAATTTCTAAAGCAAAACACCAGTAGAATAAAAACATATTTAATTGATATGTTTGATATTGGATCTGAGGTTGCTCAAATTGAAGGAAATTTTTCATCCGCTCTAGCAGAGGTATTTTCTGCATTTGGTGGAGAAATTGCGCAGCAGATAACAGCCAATATCATAGGGATATTCTCAAATATCTCAATGACTGCTATGGGATTATGTGCAAGACTTGGAAGAGATATGCTGAATATGATCGCACAGCCGTTCATTGATAATAAGGATATATTAAAAAGCGCAGTCGAAGGAACACTTGGGGTTATCGAAACAATAACCGATGGATTATCGACAGTTATTCAAAATCTTTCCGATTTAGTGACCGCATTATACGATGAGCATTTAAAACCTTTTTTTGATTCAATAGCTAATGGACTTTCAACCATTTTTGGAACTTTAATAGATGGATATAACACATATATTCTTCCAGTTATGCAAGGTTTAGCTTCTAAGATAAAAGAGCTTATGGATGGGGAATTGGGAGAAATGTTTGTAAAAGTCCAAACTTTTCTCGGCAAATTAATAGATATCTTAAAAGAGCTTTGGGAAAATATTTTAGTTCCAATAATTAGCTGGATTGTATCAAATGCAATTCCAGTAATAGCAGACGTTGCAAATGTAATTGGCGACACTGTTATAGAGGCAATAAAATCCGTTATTAAAATTATTGGAGATGTATTAGATGTCCTGAGCGGAGTTATTGATTTTCTGAAAGGAGTTTTTACAGGCGATTGGGAACTAGCATGGAACGGAATCAAAGAAACTGCAAGAGGTACATGGAACCTTATAAAAGATATTATATCTGGAGCCTGGGAAGCTATTAATGGAATAGTAAAAACCGCATTAACAATAATAAAAAGTATCATTTCTCTTTCTTGGAACGCAATAAAAACAGTTACTGTTACAGTATGGAATGTTATAAAAACATGGCTGTCTAATACATGGGAAGCAATAAAAACTACAGTTTCGACAGTATTTGACGGAATAAAGTCTAAAATTACAAGAATTTGGGATTCCGTGTCAGAAAAAACGTCATCTATATGGGGAAAAATAAAAACGTTTGTTGACGGAAAAGTAAGTGCTATTCATGATGCAATCGTGGATAAATTTACAAGTGCCAGAGATACGGTCAGAAGGGCGTTTGAGGGTATACGTGATACCATCAAAGATATATTAAACAAGGTGATCGGAATTGCAAACAGCGCTATTGGAACTGTAAACAGTGCAATTGGCGGCATTGAATCAGCATTTACATTTGGACCGTGGAAGGTTCCAACTCCTTTTGGTTCGAGGACAATTGGATTTACAGCTAATTTCCCAAGAGTTCCTACAATTCCATATCTTGCAAAAGGTGCCGTTATCCCGCCAAGATCAGAGTTCCTTGCAGTGCTTGGAGATCAGAAGAATGGGCGCAACCTGGAAGCACCGGAAGGTGTTATCCGAGAAATTATTGATGATGCATTTGCAAGGCATCAGCAGGGCAGCAGTGGTAACTTCCGATTTACAGCGCAATTGAACCGCAGAACGATATTTGATGAGATGATTGACGAAGCAAAGTTAAGGCGTGATGCAAGCGGTACAAATCCGTTTGAACTTGCATAGGGGGAGGGAGAGAACGTGGCATTTTCAATAAGCAAATCAATAACTGATAGATACAAGATAAATGGACTTCTCATCCCTCAGCCAGATGAGGACATGCAGTGTAGTTTTGAAACCACCTATTCAGAAGGAAGTAACCGAACTCAAAAAGGAGTTGCATTGATAACTCCACTTTTTACAGTGATCCAATACAGTTATAAGGCAACTAATGTGCCGGTTGACGAGAAATCAACTAATCTGGTAAATGCAATCATAAAAGGAAAACCATTTATTTTATATCATTGGCTGGCGCATAAAAACGAATGGCGATCAGAAAAATTTTATGTTGGAAAAATGCACTACAATATAAGGCATGTTGGAGAGTATTACTCTGAGATATCGTTTAATATGCAGGGGGTGAATCCACTTGATTAATGTATCAAATACTTTTAAAGAAAAGTTGCAGGATGGTGAGCAAGTAATTGAAATCGTGGAGATCACCTTTGCTGACGGAACGACAAAGACACTTGAAAACGAGATTATGATCGGCAACAATGACTTTTCCGATTGTGCGGAGAGTAGTAGCTTCCCGGTCGGCGCTACAGTTTGCAAAACAATGAAGCTTGAACTGGACAATACAGAGGGTCAGTGGAAAGATTATAATTTCTATCAAGCTAAAGTGCATGCATATTTGAAGCTCCAGACTTCCGTTGCAGAACCAGCCAGTGAATCAATTTGGATGGATGATTTTTATGAACCGATTTTAGACACTGATGGAAACAGCATAGTCCTTTCCAGAGCTGCCTCAGAAGACCGATACGAGACGATTGACAAGGGTATCTATACAATTACCACGCCAGAGCAATACGGCGAAATATTGAGCTTTACGGCGCTAGACGACATGTATAAAACCAACGCTAAATATTATAGTGCTCTGACTCTTCCACAGCCGATTATGGCGCTGGTAAGAGATGCTTGTGAGAGTTTGAACATCCCTATGGGGTTTTCCTCTATGGCGCATGGAAATGTAATTGTCACAGCGCTCCCTGACAACATGACATTCCGTCAGCTGATCGGATGGGCGGCAATGTTGGAGACAGCAAACGCCAGAATTGACAATAGAGGGTATTTGCAGTTTGCTAAGTGGAATTTTGGAGCTGTCGAAAACGGCTCCTTGGTTCCGATTAAATTAGAGGATTACGTGAATAGCCCAACTCTTTCCAGTGATGATATTGTAATTACTGGAATCAGAGTAAAAAATAAAGAATCAGAATCCCTGTTTGGAACTGCTGGATATGTGCTGGAGTTAGAAAACAATCTTCTGTCTGACAGTGACCTTGGAACTGTAGCGGCATGGATTGGTGGTAATATGATCGGGGCCAGATTCCGAAATCTGCAAGGAGATCTGATTTATAATCCTCTGTTAGAGTTTGGTGACATGGCATATAGCTTTGATCGGAACGGAAATAAATATCTTACACCAATCACTGATGTATCATCTCCGTTAAATGGCATTACTACTGTAAAAACGCAGGCAGATGATCCTATCCGAAATAGCAGCGCATATATGTCGGAAGCTACAAAAGCGTTGGTAGAAGCAAGACAACTTGTTAAGGATGAGCGTACAGAGCGCGAGAAAGCCGTTGAAAGGCTTAATAATACACTGAAAACTTCTGGTGGTTTATACATGACTGTAGAGCCACAGGATGATGGTAGCAATATCTATTATGCACATAATAAGCCTACACTGGAAGAATCTGATATTGTATGGAAATTTGCAGCAGAAGCAATCGGCATTTCCATGGATGGAGGAAAGACATATCCTTATGGACTAAATATTAATGGAGAACTTATTGCAAGGCTTCTATATGCCGAAGGGATCAATGCAAGTTATATTAATACTGGTGCGTTAGTTGTTCGGGACGCAAACGGGAAGATTATTTTTTCAGCAGATATTGATAACAACCAGATCGTTATTGATGGTGCTTCTGTCAGAATCGGCGCATCACCTTTGGACGGATTGTTAAGCAGCATGCAGGGGCAGATTGATGGGAATATAAACACCTGGACAGGAACCTCAGTGCCTACATTGAGTAATTATCCAGCTAATGAGTGGCTGGATGATACCGAAATGAGCAAGCATGTCGGAGATATTTATTATGATGGTAATAGCCATGCTTACCGATTTGTAAATGAGGGCAATGGGTATTATTGGAAACAGTTGAAAGATACGGACGTTACAAAGGCACTGAAAGACTCTGAAGACGCATTGGCAGCAGCTAAACAGGCACAGGAAGCGGCGGCTCTTGCCAAGAATATGACCTTGCAGCTGAGTAACGAATACCAGGGCGTTTCTGTTGATTCTGATGGAAATTATGGAACGTTTCCGAGTAACGTGAGTACACAGGCGGTCGTAATGTACGGAATACAGGATATTACATCTGATTGCAAATTTACAATTATCAAATCAGATAGTGTAACAGGATCCTGGAATAATGCAACCAAGACATACACGGTAACAGCATTATCCGCTGACGATGGATGGGTAGATATTAAAGCAACATATATCAGTGTTCTATCAGTAGTTAAGAGATTTTCGCTGGCTAAAATTTACGCTGGCAAAGATGGCGTTGACGGCCTCCAGGGGCCAAAAGGAGAACAAGGTGTACCTGGTAGGACATATTTTCTTGAAAGCCCATCATATGTTATTAAGCAACGCGCGAATGGCAGTGTAGCCCCGAGCTATATTACTTTGAGTGCTTGGTATCGCGATGGAAACGCGGAAACACGAACAGCATATAAAGGTCGTTTTAAAATCGAAGAATCCGTAGATGGGGAAAATTGGAAAACGGTATATTCTTCTGCGAAAGACGAAACAAGCGTTTCACATAATTTATATACGGTATTATCAACTAAAGCGGGAGGAATTATAACAACGGCTTCTGGAAGGTCAATTGG